GATAGATTAGTTACAATCCCCTCTGAGTTATCTTCGGGTTCATTGTCATCAATATCATGATCTCCACCCCAAATTAATTCTGATTCGCAATGATAACATTTCATATTACTCACCAAATAACTCTTTGAATGCCTGGTTGGCAGCATTTGATTGTTCGGTCTTGACTTTGACTTCTTCTTTCTTTACTTCTTTGATAGCATAATCACCACGTTTCCAAAAGTCATTTTCTATCTTACTGGCCATCATATCAGCCTGATGTAATATGTAGGCAATATTAGATTTAAGTTGTCTTTCTTTTTGATAAGCAACATAATAACTTTTATTAGCTTCTTCGTACATACCATCTGTCAATCTTAAACCAAGATATTCATTTTCTGTCATGACGACTCCAAAGTGTTGTAGTATCCAACAAGCTCTATCCGTAACCGTCATGAATTGTAGATTACCATTATGTTTGTATATCAGACCTTGATTCTTTCTATGCCAATCCGAATCATTTGGTGTATAGTAATCCTCGGCTAAATCACCAACCTTACCCAAGTCATGATGTAGAGCAGAGAATATCAATTCCTCTTTGGTAAAGTTATCAACTATAGCTCCATTTCTATCCCAAAGTTCATATATCTGCTGTGCTAAATCGGTGATATGTAAAACGTGTTCCACGTAACCACCGGCATGAGCATTATGGAAGTGTTCCTTACCACTAGCTGGTGCCATACACATTCTTTCGTCAAAGTAATGATACATATTGAGAAGTTTTTCTCTCCGCTCACTTCCTTCTTCAAATGTATCTTTTACAATTTGAATTAATTTTTCCCAATTCTCTTGTATTTGTTCTGGTGTTAGTTCTTTCATGTAGTAACCTCTTTAAATTGTTCTATTCCAATATTGTTGCTAATTCCATTTTCAATTATTGCTTTTTCTATTATGTCAAATCTCAAGTTATAAGCACCATTGGTAGATACAAAAGAAACATCAGACCAATTGGTTTTTTTTATAATGGAATTTATATGATTTTTATTAGACAAAACAACAATGCCATATCCTCTTCTTTGTGGTAATTTTTCAAAATCATAATATATTTTCATCTTATCTTTTCCAAAACAAGTTGAAGGCAAATAATAATCACAAGTATTTAAATGTTTTTTATTTCTTGTACTGCCTGGAGTTCCCCCATCAGATAATGAATATATTTTAATAACTCCATTTAAAACTGGTTTTGATTCTTGTATTTTATGTAGTTTAGACCATATTTGAAATATTACATTAACTTTAACTTGCTTACCATCTGGATAATAAAAATCAGAACTCACAATTTCACTATGAATCAAATTCAATCCTTCGACTCTATTCTTACAACTACCTTTACCATCGCTATCAAATAATTGTGGTAATATAAAACACACAAAGTCTGAAAATTTAGCAGCATGGTTAATAAACTTGAGTGCTAAATGACCTCTCAATCCAAATGGGGGATTTCCAATACATATATTATCAGAAGTTTTAGGCTTCCATGACAAAAAATTGGATTTTTCTATTCCATCAGATTTCGGTTCTATATCAATACCAGTTCTTTTATTTGATGGAAGTAAATTATAAAAACTACCATCACCAGCAGAGGGTTCAATAAAATGATAATTTGAAATATCAACATTCCATTTTTTCAAAATTTCATATGTTTTGTCAATACAATATTGAGATGATTCTTTTGAAGTAAAAAATTGATCTTTTTCTTTTTCAGAATGTTCTGTATAATCTATTTCAATACCATCCATTCTACATAGATCAAAATAATAATATGAAGGAACAGATTTAAGTTCAATCCATCTTTTTATTGTACCTCTATTTACAGCCAAATGGGATGAAAGTTCATCTATCGTATATTTTTCATTTAAAGATTGAAAAAATTTAAATATATTATTTTTCATGAAAAATGTCTAACCAAAAATTTTGAAAATTCAATATCTTTAGGATTTTCAGAATCATGGAAATATGTCAATCCTGCTGCAATTCCTTTTCTCAAAGTAGTATTTGACATATCGAATTTCCAACCCCCTTTACATGGAGTAGATTTCTTTTCAAAAATAGAATGTCTCGTTCCATATACCATTTCAGTATTTTTAATTATAGTAATATAAAATCCAGAATATACAAGATCAAATAAAACTAATTTATCATAAACTTCAACTTCTTTAATAACATCATGTTGCCAAGAATTGGTTTTAGTTCCCTTCATTGCGGTTTTCATTTCTGTTCGCAATGAATTTGCTTTCATATCATAAGTACCATCTTCTGGTTTAATATTCTTATCACCATCCCATACTACTGAATAGTCAGTATATTCTTGTAATATCCTGTGAAAATGATATTCTCCCCAGCGACCTCTTTCATCACTTGATAAAGGAAGAAGAAATTCAAATTCAGAACCTTTCCAGATATTTTTTCTGTTTAAGAGTGATACTTTGCGCGATTCATTTAAAATCTTATCATTAATATTCATATTATTTCCTTTTGTTTTCTTTATTTAACAAAACTAATTTTTTTCCCCATCTCTTATACCTAAATATAACACTAAAAGCCTATATAAGTCAAGCATTATTTGCAATATTCTTTAAATTTTCTGTTCTTTTATGTGCTATATTGAAAATCTCTTCATCCTTCTCTGAACCATAGTAATTTCTACCTATATTATAACTAGCTATAATAGTTCGGGCTTTAAATCTTCTAAGGCTTGTAACTATCGTAACTACATTATTGGTAGGATTAAGTTTACTATATACTTTCTTTTGCCAATCTAAGTATTCGTTGTCGTCTTTTATTGGCGTTAGATTTAACTCATCATAATCAGGTGGTGAAAAACAAGTGTAATCATATTTTATATCACGTTTCGTTAAAGTATCTAAACAATCCTCGTGGAATATTTCATTCAAAGCTTTCTCACTTTGTTCTTATCTAACTTTAACCTATGTGTATACGTACCTTCTTTCTGAATGACCGTGTAGAAATCACCATCTATACTTTCTACCATATATCGCTCAGTAAGACCTACTGTTTTGACAGTAACCCAATCTCCGACTTTTGCTTTTTTCTCTGATTCTCGGCTTTCAAGCCACTTTTGTTCTTCACTCATTATTAACCCTTATAAAAAATAAATATTGGTTCATACTTTGATACGCTACCATCAACTTTTACTGAATTCTTCACGTTAGATTGATCAACTCCTATCATTGATGACATCAACATCTTTAACTTACCTTTATATTCACCACCAAGTGATTTTACTATCTCAATACTATCTTCTTCTAACGGGTGGTATCTATCTTTTCCTATCTTTATTGAAGCTATATTCCATAGTAAATACCTATCTGATTTTAGACTCTCGTAAGCATTTGTTAATGTTGGTTTTAAGAAGTTATCTCTCCAATCATGATACATCGGATAAGCCTTAAATGATTGTTCTTCATCTTCACTATATTGTTCCCTATCAAAATAAGGTGGTGAAGTAAATACCATATCTAACTTACCTTTATATTGTTGAAAGTCTGGATGTTCACCAATATGTTCTGAACCTTCTTGGAAAACATGATAAGTATTTCTCTTTTCTTCCCAAAATGGATTAGTCTCTAAGGCTTCATTGTTAAAGAAGTCAGCCACATACTCGTATCTTGACTTACCTAACTCATCTATGTAGTTATCTGTATTCGGGTCCGTGCCGATGTAATGAATGTCCTTCTTGGATGACATAGCACCTAATATTCTACCACCCCAACCGGAAGATGGATCGTAAATGTTTAATGGAGTGTCTTGTTTAATATGGTCTGTATATTTCTCATACAATAACCTAGCCGTAAGTGGTGGGAAATTAACTGCTGGTTGTGAGTTCAAACTCAATCTGAATATCTGAAAAGCCGATGGGTATAATTTCTTTTCAATATGATAATATCTAATCATGAATACATTTGTTTTGACATTACCACCTTTAGTCATAACAGTATCAGTTAAATCATCAAGACTTATTTTCTTCTTCAGCGTTGGACACCATATATTAGTTAGCATCTCATCACTAATCAAACCATTTTTATGAGCCAATCTAATATCTTCAGCTTTAATAGTTACATATTGTTTAAGGTATTTCTCTTGATGTGATTTTGATATCCAGATTCTAAACTTACTGAACTTTAACTTATTGTCGTTATAATATTTTAACCAATCTGTTGCACTCTCCCCGTCCCAATATATCTTTTTCCCTTGTTCGTTTTCTTTCCTATCCAACGAAAGAGATTTACTGAAGCTATACATTGAATCTCTACGAACACCTCTTCGCATAGCTTTATAGAATAAATCCTTATTGACATCCTCTTTGATTCTATCATAGATTGAATTAAGACCAACATCCCCAACATCACCAATGCGAGTTTTCAACATAGTTGGGAAGAATTGATTGACGCCATTAGCAAACTTGTTAAAGTTCTTAATCACATTAGCATTGCCATCATCGTCTTTTTCAATGAAACCATGAATGTCATACTCACGTAGTTTTCTGAAACCATTCGTTATATCAGCAATAGATTGCCCAACCATAGGTGGGATACCACGTTCATCCCACTCTTCAATTATATATTGCCTTACTTCTTCAATCCAATCGTCTAGCTCTTTATCGGATTTACAGAATAACTCATGGTAAGTTATATTAATTTTGGATTCAAGAATACTACTTCTCTCGTAGTAATATTTACTCACCCACAACCTCTTTTATTTTACCAAGATGACCACCAACATACTGTACATATAGTTCAGCATCTGCTAAATTCTTAGCAAGAAACGAGTAACCTTCATCGGTTGTCCATTTCTTGTAGTGGTCGAATTGACCAACTTTTGTTTTACTCATATAACCTCTATTTTATGATTGATATAATATACGAATACTTTTTGATAAAGTCAAGTTATTTTTGAAAGTATTTTACTTTAACAATGTTATTGTCGTGGTTCTTCTATTATTCACTACCGTGTAAACACCACTTGACAATCCGCTAGTATCCCAAGTACATAATCTCCCTCAGTATAAGTTTGGCCGTTCAGTTGAGTACCACATAATGCTACTGCGATTATTATCCAAACCACAACAGACCACCATTTTGGTAAGTACTGTTTCATGTTATAAACCCGCCTCTTCAACATATTCAAGCAAGTTGTCTGCGTATCCTGTAATACTGTGATCTGATAGACCATCAAAATAATCCTTACTCTTGAAACTATCTAATCTACCTTTCAATCTATCCAAAGTCCGTTTCCATACATTCGTACCTAGTTCAACTACACCATCGGAATTGATATATCTTAATTCCCCGTGGTGTCTATATCCCCAATGGTAGAAAGGCATCTTAGTTACGTCATCAGAATTATTAACAAACCGATAGTGTGGTATATCTAAACTATCTCTAAATTTATCATTACCTACTCTTGGTGAACCATACGTGTATAGTCCATCAATTTTAAAACTTGAATTATAAAATCTAGCGGCAACTATAGTAGCCATAGATGCTCCAAGTGAATGGCCAGTAATAACTAACTTCCTACCTTTAAGTTGTTTTATAACATAGTCTCGTATATGTACCCAAAGCTTATCAACTTCTTTCTCAAACCCCTTATGTACTTTACCATAAAAATACTTCGCATTAACAGAATCAACATTTAAATCAGCCTTAATATCAGACCACGACTTAACTTCCGTACCCCTGAATGCTAATACGAGCCATTCTTTATTATATGCAGCATGAGCTTGTGCCCCATTCTTATCAAAGTACTTATGTCCATTAAACCCTAACCCCTTAAACAAAGGTTTAGCTTCCTTACCGTTTAAATAGGCCGTCTCTGAACACTTTGCCATCATCCACCCAAAAGATTCTTTATTCATTTTACTTCTCCCAATGTAGTTTACTCCAAATTTCAGTTGTCTTTGGATAAATATTAATCATTAACCGCTTCATCACTTTAGCGTATTGCTGTATTTCCCATTGTGATGTTGTTTCATCTCGTAACTCTATGAAATTTACAATTGCTTGAAATGATGCTGTCCAATATACTTCTGTGTATTGACTTAATGGTAAAACTATTCTTGCCTGTTCCTTAGCCACTCCAGCATCAATCATCTTATCATAAGTATGTTCTACACTTTTCATATAATCACTATAACACAAATCCATTCTTTTCTGTTGTAATGGATTTAGTGCACCTTCACTTGCCTGTTTATTATCTTCTGATTGTTTTCTCCATATTTCAGGATAGTAATAATCTTCTACTGGCACATACCTACCTGATATTTCATTCCAAGCGTGGTCTTTAGTTGAACTATTGGATGTCGTTTCAATCCCAACTACGTGTTTATACATTTGACGCATTACAAACTCTGGTGCCTTTATATGGAACTGAACCTGTAGATGTCTGAATGGACTAAAGTGTTTATGTTTAGCCAAATAACGAACTAACCTTTCATCCGACTTATCATATACTTCTTTTCGTTTACCGAATGATACTCTTGCGGCATTAACAACCGTTAAATCATTTCCTAATGAATCTACGACTTCTATAAAACCTTTATCTAAAACTTGTTTTTTCAATCTTCTTTCTCCACATCCTCTTATTATTAATTATTCGTTTTCCAACAACTTCATTATTTCATTCATCCAACCATCTTGTGTCTTGGATTTTAAATCCATAGCCCACCAACCCATTCCATTGCCGGGTGGATGTACTTCTTCACCAACTTCTTCAAACATAAATGGTCTACCATTTACAAATGA